AAGCCAGCCTTGCCACCCCATAACAAGTATGAGATAGTACCACAAGCAGAAGTATCACTTGGATCATAGTACTCCTCTGCTCTGCTTAAATAGGAGAACATTCTTTTAATGGTTTCAAGACTGATAGCTTCACCTTTTGCGAGCTGTTGCGCTCTTACCTTTCCAGTCTGAGTAGCGCATTTATTACCGTTCTTCTCATTCAGCTCAATGCCTTTCTTAGCATTGTTCTTGACAGCATCTGGATAGTCTGTGTAAGATTCCATTTCAACTTTACTGCCTTGTTTGTATCTCTTATCTCTTTTGACTATACCTTTGCTCATATCCTCGTGCATGGCATCTAGGAATTTGCCTTCTATTGAGAATCCTTTTACCTCTCCAGATTTGACGTACTGCTCCCAAAAGTCCTGAGAGCCAATCTGCATAGATACCATCCAAGTACCCATTGGAGGATTGAGTCCGTACTGGTAGCTCTTGTCCATTTCGCTTTCTACTATCCAAGACTCCACTACTACATTTCCATCTAGATCACTCTCATGCTGAAAGGTTGTATTGTGCTGGTAGCCTTGTCTCATGAACTTATAAGCCACTTGCTTCACCGTTTCTTGTGAGATGTGTACATACCACTCCTCCTCTCCGTCTGTTCTGTAGATAGGTCGGTTAGGAACTAGAGAAGCACCTATCAAGATGCGCTTGTCTTGATCTACTGCTTGGAGTTTTAAGTCTTGGCTTTTCAATGTGAGCCAGTTTTCTTCGATAGCTGGAGCATCTACTAGCGAGATTGCTTGTACTCCAAACTCATCTTCGTCATTGATTATAAGTTCTATTATCTTCATAGTCTTGTTTGATCTTGCAGAAGTTGATCTGCTTGCTGTTGATTTGTTACGTCTTGTCCTATCACGAATGCTTGAACGCTTCCTTGATTTGCTCCTTGCTGTAAAAAGCTAAAGTCTACCTGTGGTGAAGATGGCTGTGCTTGTCCTTGACCTCCACCTCCTCCAATAGCACCAACTGATCCACCGCTTGAACCTCCACCTTGAAAGCTAGTACTCTTGATCTTTGCTACTTGAGCCAATCCAGTTACACCAGCTGTGATACCGTTTGCAAGCCTTACAAAGAATGGTAGAGTACCATCTGCTCCTTTACCAGCTATTGCCGTTGTGACTCCAGCTATGGCATTGATAGTTGCTTCTGCAATACCTACTGCCTTGCTTATCTTGAAAGCTTGCTTTGCCCTTGCTTCATTGTCTCCAGCAAAAGCCTCTGCTACACTAGACAAAGCATTGGCAAGTCCAACTGCGCTTTGCACTTTTAAGCTATTAAGCTCCTTTTGTTTCTTAATGTCTTCTTGGTCAAACTGATCTTGGAGATGTCCTAGCTTGGCTTGTCTCTCTGCTTCTATCTGCTCTGTATCAAGACCGTATTGTTCTGCAAGAGCTTTAAGTGCATCATACTTCTCTTGCTCTGCTCGTAGCTCTTGATCTCTCTCTGTGAGCTGAGTCTCTGCTAAAGTGTTAGCTATCTCTTTCTTGACACCTAGTAGCTCTTTTTCCTTGTCTTCTTCTTCTTGTTTTAGCTCTCTCCTCTTTTGAGCATTCTCTAGCTCTACGATTGTAACTCTTGACTCTGCTTCTAGTCTGCTTGCTTGTGCATCTGCAAGTTGCTGTTGAAGCTCTAGCTGTTCTTCAAATGGAGCTGTTAAAGCAAGCCTTTGCTTTAAAGAACTCTCCTCAAGCCTTGCTTGTTGTGCAATGTCCTCAGCTAGTTGTTTAGCTAGCTCACTTTGTTTGTCAAGAGCTTTCCTTCTATCATCGAATGACTTGGTAGTATCATCAATAATCTTCTGCTCCTCATCTATTGCAGTTTGTAGCTTTACACTTTCAACTGTGAATAATGCTGTGGCATTGGCTAGGTCGATCTCAGTTTGTGCTAATTTCTCACCAGCCTTAATTGCTTTCTCTGTCTCGTCTGCTATATCTGTCAAAGTACCTACTAGAAGATCACCTTGCACTCTCAAAAGAGCCGTAGCTGGATTGAGTCTAGTGAATCCATCTGCTAGCAACAAAGCACCTTCCTTTCCAGCGTCCATTGCTCCAGCAAAGTCTCCTTCAAATAGACTGCTGATAGCTTTGCCCATAAGACCGAGTCCATCAATGACCTTCTTGGTATTGTCTATCACATACTCTTGGATGCTTGCTCCAAAGTCTTGGATGCTTTGCAAAGGATCGTCAAAAAAAGAAACAAGGTCATTTTCAAAGAGCTTCTCTATTCTTTCAGTCAAGACTACAAAAAGACCATCTAGAGCAAAGCCAGCAGTCTTCAACATCTTAGCTCCCTTCTCTGTATTCTGGAAGTGAACAAATAAAGCTCCAAGTGCTACAATCAACGCTCCAATACCTGTAGAGATGATTGCACCCTTGAGTCCTTTCATTCCACCGCTTAGACCTTT